CGAATATTGTAGTAAATGGTCTAGATGAGAGTTCATATTCATCATATTAGCATACTGTACTGTATCTGGAAAGTATGATAGTGACTTATTAGTTAGATAAGGATTATAAGTTTTCTCCGCTAGTTCTGGGTTATCAGAATTGGTAATGATATCTTTCTTACCTAGATTGATATCGTTTACAAAGTCAAATGGATTCATAATCAAATTCCCTTCACTCTTAATCATATTCTATTTTTATAACCTTGTCAAGTGTTTTGAGTATTATGAGTTGAATACTAATAAAAGTATTACACCCTGAATACTAACTAAACACTTGACAAAACCTCGTTGAAGAAGGTTGAGTATTATGGCTTGAATACTAATAAAAGTATTACAGACTGAATACTAACTAAAATTCCATTATATTTTATCTACTCTACATAATGATTTATATGAAACGACGATACAAACGACGATAGAAAATTCATTTTTATCCCCAATTTCTAATTTTAACTTCTCTTTTCCAATTTACTTTATATACATTACTTTTTATTTTTCTATAATTTGTAGTAGTAATAGATTTATTATGGGATGATACCCAATGTTTTTTTCCGTGAATACTATGTCTCCAGTATCCTTCAACACCAAAATCATCTGATATTTTACTATGACTTGAATATGCAGATACTTCTTTTACTTCATTTACAATACCGCCATACTTTTGAATTATATCTAAAAACGGTTCTAAAATCTTATTTGATACTTCTTTACAAACCACAATCAACTCCATTCACAATCAGTCATGATTTCTAGTAGACAAGCAACGTTATTGATTTCATGGTCAACAACAAAGGCTGCTTGATATTGATACTTAGCGAGAATCAAAACCATTTGAGCAATACTCATTGGTTTCATCTTCTTGTTTGCATAATCATATAGTTTACGAAACAGTGTAGATGATTCAATATCAGCATTATCAACAACCCATTTACGAATACCCGTGAAGTCTTGATTTTTCATCATAGAAACAAGAGAATCAAAGGATTCGTCACTTAGTGTAGTGAGAATGCCGACATCAATCTTACCTGTAACAGAGTATCGCTGAAGTTCGTTTAGAACACGTCGCCAATCTGGCATATGTTTCATAATCAGTTCAGCGATAACTTTCTGATCAAACTCAACCCCCTTCATCTTGAGGATATTCTCAACACGCTTCATAAACTGAGAAGCAAGACCTGCCTTCTCTTTATTTGTCATAGTGAAGTCTACTACACTACACCGAGAATGAAGAGGTTCGATAATACGATTCTTGAAGTTACAAGTTAGAATGAACCCACAATTATTAGAGAACTCTTCCATAAAGTTACGAAGAGCAGGTTGAGTAGATTGTGGATTAAGATAGTCAGCCTCGTCTAAAATAACATATTTACGACCACCTGTAAACGATACAGTAGAAGCAAACTGACTGATTTCAGTTCTAAGAGTATCGATGTTACCCTTCATAGAACCGTTGATGATAATGTAATCAAGATCTAGTTCGTTCAGGAGTGCCCTAGCGACGGTTGTTTTACCGACGCCAGGACCGCCTGAAAGGAGGAGATTTGGAACTTGATTTTTATCTACGAATGCTTGAAATACACTCTTCAAACGCTCTGGTAGAATACACTCTTTGATGCTGGGTGGACGATACTGTTCCACCCATAGATAATCACCCATTGACATAATATAGACCTTTCATTAAGAGCGGGATTCAGTAGCAATAAAGTAAGTTACCCTCCCATCTCTTGTGCTAAACTTAGAGATTCCCTTACTAGAAATCTCTACATTGTAGTCTAACATCATCATCTTCATGTTGTCAACCTTAAAGACGTGTCGGAACTCACTTTCTGTCTTTCCAACCTTCTTAGTATAACGATTCATTGAAGAGTTCTTTGAGTCTCCAGCACCAACAACAATATTACCATCAACGCCTTCTACAATCACTTCTGGTAGACCAAGAACACGGGCTGCTTGAAGAACATCCTTTAGATTGTCTTCGGTGAAAATAAAACTGGCATCTACGTCAGGTAGAGTCAATTCCTTTTCTGGCGGTGTTACAATCATCGATGGATCGGCATAACGATAATCAATCGAAGTGCCATTACCATCATTAATATTAGCAGAGTTATCGTTTAGTTCCAACTCTGGTGCCTCCATTAATGATACAGCAGAAAGAAACTGTCCAAGATCATAGATACCAAACTGTCGTTCAAAGGTATCTTCGACCATTACTTCAGCAAGAACAGTCTTTTGTGGTGAGACTGTTTTAAGAACATTACCCTCCTTGAATAGGAGAGATTGGTTGATACTCGAAAAATTCTGTAGTACTTCAAGAGTCTGTTCAGATAACTTCATAATTTACCTCACTTTTTTGCATATTTAGAGAGTAATTCAGCATCAGCAGTTGCCGCAGCTCCTACTTGTGCTAAATCGACGAGGGAACCACCAAACATGTAGGATCCCATATGTGTTAGACGCATCCAAGGACACATCCACACTTTAATGCCAATGTTTCTAGCCCATTGACAAAACATGTAATCTTCTGATAAGTATCTATTTGAATCTGGACAAATTACTGTATCAAAGAATGCCATAATTTGACGCGAACCATCAAAATGTTTAGTTCTAACGTGATCTGGTGTATATAGTAGTTCTGGATAGGCTTCAGTATATTTTTCAAATACGTGCCGTTGAATAATCATAAATCCAGTACCACCTTCTAGTACTTCTACCGGTTCATCAACACGGAGTTGATCAGTTCCTGGGGCTGGATTGAAAACAAAGTCTCCGACGAACTTTTCTAGTTTATTTGGATTTTCGTCAGCAAATCCTTTATCTACTGCACGTTTAATCTTTTCCCAAGCAATAGTCTTTTTTGGATATGGTGCACAAACAATATCTTTATCTGACTCTGGATCAGCGATAGCAGCCATTGCTAGAACGTCGTTTGGATCAAATCCAATGTCACTATCGATAAACATAAGATGCGTCATATCAGAACGCATAAACTCGTCTACTAGATAGTTCCTTGCGCGGGTGATAAGAGATTCATTGAAAAGATAATGAAATCCTAACTGTACTCCATAATTAGTAGCCATGATACCTAAATCAGTACAAGATTTTGAATACTGACCAGTACACATGGCTCCATACATTGGAGTACAAACCATAATCTTTCTTTTTCGCAACTCTTCAACTGTTACTTGAATTTCCACTCAAATCCTCCTTATCATGTAAATGTAATGCCATCATAGCATAATGCAAGACTTTCATCAAGTCTTTTCTATTGTAACCATCTTTACGTCCATATCGTTGAGCATACTTCAAAACGTTACCGATACAAAAACCCATTCCATGACCAGAGTCAAAAATAAACTCTGTTGCTTGAAACTTTGTTTGCGAGTAGTGTGCATCATATGTACTATCTATATAGTCTTTCAATTCGGAAATTAGACGGTCTTCGTCAAATTTATAGTCAATCATCTCAGACATAAGTTCACTCCTTCGTTCATCATGTTTATATAATACCAAACTTTGGTATTTTTGTCAAGCGTTTTTAAATTTTTGGAGCGGGTGGAGGGAATCGAACCCCCGTCATGAGATTGGAGATCTCAGGTAATGCCATTATACGACACCCGCACCATATGGTTTTATATGATTACAACCTTATATATTACAGAACCGGTTTTTAACCATGATTTATGTTGGCGCGAAAAACTAAAGGGGACCAACATAAAATGGCATCATATACTTGAAAGCCCTAGACCACTACAGGACTCGAAGGGACTTGGTTCCAACCCAAAAACTTTTGTTAGTTTTCATCATCACCGATGCCACCGAACATTTTCTTCCCAGTCGCTGGTTTAGAAACATAGTCCAACATGATGTGAGTAGGTGATACTCCACGTTGTTTGTTTCTTATGTTTATTTTGAAATCAAAATACGGATTTGAAAACTTCATATCAATACGCTTAGCAGTACCACTACTACCACCATAGTACAGTTCGAATTTACTATCTTGAATGTTAGCATATTTTTCATTCTCTTCTTCACCAATCCACCAACAATATGCTTTACCATCACCTTGGTTATGTACCATCCAGTAGTTAGCACCAATTGCACTACGTAGTAGTGATGTGAGTGATGATATATTGACTTTATCTGTCACATCAACAATATGAGAACTCCTTCCGGTTGCTTTCTTTCCAGTTCCATATAGATTGAATACGTTACAGAATATTTCACCATCGATACCCAACACACTAAGAAGGTTTTCTCCCATTTCATTCTTGATTTTACCACTCTTTACTTCGTTCTCAGGGAATGGTTTACCTGGACCTTTCACACCAGTATTAACAAATGTAACTGTGCTTCCAGATTTTGCAGATATATAAGTCTCAGTTCCGTCTTCATGATATATTGTGGTGTCTGATATTATCTTGCCGACCTCAACAGGATTACCCGGAAAAATTACAAGCTTGCCGTTCTTCATAATGAATGGACGCTTTTCATTTTTATTATCCGTCTCTTCAATACGAATGATAGGTGAAGGGTTCCTTTCACGCACAACATCAATAAGTTGTTTTGTTAAAAGATAATATTCATTTGTTGGTTGATTATTATTGGTTACTGTTTCATATAACCCAAGGGCCAAATCAATTTCAAATTTCGTCCCTTGATTATTTACGTTATGTGTTGATTGACGACCAGTATACCCTACTGACCCTACTGTTTCTCCGAAGTGCGGTTCAAGAGTATTATCGATATTGCTTGTCATAATATATTCTCCTATTGCAAGGCGATCATGATGATCGCCTTGGCAGTACCAAGGCGATCATGTTTATATAATACCAAACTTTGGTATTTTTGTCAACAGAAATCTGTATCTGTAACAGAAGCTAGTTTATAGTTTTGCAAAAGTTCTTGTTGTTGGTCATTTAGTATTTGTGGTATTACACCAACAATATTCCACATATCAGAATATAAAGGAGTATGGACGGTAAAAACACCCTGTTTTTTATTCACTTCTTTATTCACCATCCCATATGTTTGGGAATGAAAATTAGACAAAGACTGAACAAAAGCTTTGTGTTTTTTAACAGCATCTTCTGGAAATATTTCTTTTGTCCAAAGAACAAGGTTTGTAACTTTGCCTTCTGAAGCTCTTGGCAAAATATGTCTCATCCATGCCTGTTCATCTCGCGCACCACCAGATTCAATAAAGACATCAATATCATCAATCCCTTGAATGTTATACTGGTTAAGATAATAAACAGAGTGTTTATTAATTGATGTTTCTAACCAATTAAGCCAATCATCTCTTTCACGCAACATTACCAAATGCCCGTCTTTTAGTCTCTCAGCTCTCTCACTAATAGCTTTTGCAATTTTTGTGATAGTTCCACCTTCGTTACTGTAAAAGTGTTGAATATCAACATCATTGTATAACCACTTTTCAATTTCTGCCATAGTGTTGATCATTTCTCCACGCTGGATAATTTCTACACCACCGTTTACAAAATCATAAAATTCAGCTGATCTTTGTGATTTATGTTTGTTTGCTAACAACCCATTAGTAACTTCACTTTTTGCTGTATCTTCATCTTCATAACTATAATATGCACATGGAATAACTGTCTCTTTTCTCAAGAGAGCAGCACGAATACGATTTCGTCCATCTTTGGGGAGAGAAGTAGTGCTAGATACAATTGGCGGGAATTGTCCACAATCCCAACCTTCTACCTCATAACTATGAGCAATCTCTTGGTGTCTATCACCCATATTTTGATTTGCTCGAACAGCAATGTTGTTTAGTCGAGGATCTTCAAGAGTATACCCACTAATATCTAACCAACCATATTTTACAAAGGTTGCGTTTTTTTGTTTCTGTGTTACAACAAGACTTCCTTCTGGGAAGTTTACATAGTAATCTTTTATGTTTACTCTACGGTTCGCAAAGATGCGTTCATTAGGGTCTAGATAGATCATTGTTTTTTTCCTTCGGCCTGTGGCCACTCGATGTTAATGATAAGGGTTTCCAGTGGAATTTCTTATCATGTTAAAGTTGGAGCGGGTGGAGGGAATCGAACCCCCGTCATGAGATTGGAAATCTCAGGTAATGCCATTATACGACACCCGCACTATTATTTTTGTATAGTAACATAACTACTTG